TAATTTAAATAATATTCTATTTAAACTTCCATTGAAAGTATATGTGTATGCAGATGGTGTTATGTAAACCCCATTTATGTAAACTCTAAACCATCCTTTAGTATCAAATGTACCAATTAGTTCTTGAGGTAAAATAGGTAATTCTGCGTTACTTAAATAGAAATAAGAGAATTTGTTTGTTACACCATCTGCCGTTTCATCTGGATATAAACTCTTATTAATAACTGCATCCGCAGAACCTCTGATTGCCACAAAGTCAATAACATTCTGATACTCATTATAAATATTAGGATTACTAAATCTCATTCCAGTTAAATCAGTTTCTATACCCCATACAACTTTCTTTGGAGTGAATGATTTTCTAACTGTTGGTTTCTCATCATATGTTTCAGGAAGTAGGTAAGCGTTCACTACCATTGTGAATGAAGTTCTAATGATTCTTTCTGAACCTTCTCCCACCTCTTGCTGATTATCAAATGAATCAATACGAGTTCTAAATTTGAATCCATCTTCTTTACCCCAATATCTATCAGTAGCATATTGAAATGCCTCTACAATCTTATTCATGTGTTCGGTAAACGATGTCCAAATCATTACCTCATAAGTTACAGTTACATAATCAGGTACAGAAACTTCATATTGTTCTAAGGGAGACTTTGCATTTGTTTGTAAGGTAAATCTTTCGTATTTATTTTTTGAAGAATATTTTTTATAAGCAGGAAGAGTATTTACATCTTTGAATTGTGCTAAGTTAGAATCTCTCTCAATAGAGTTTCTCTTAAACATTACCAATGGAATTTGAATCTTACCCCTTTGGTCTCTCAGATATCCCTTTGCTCGAGCATTATTCCATCTTTCAGCATTTCCATAAAGTAGGGGAACTTTAACTTTACTATTGTGTTCTTCTACATCAGGAATTACAGTATCCACCATATACTCTGCAATAGTAGTATCTACATCTAAAAGTTTTACACCCTTAGTGTATTCTGGTTTGATACCTCTTTGTAATGCTCTATTTGTTTCCTTCTTGTTCATTATATAACTCTCATTTCAGTTTGAATAGAACTTCTTCTTGTCATAAATGTTGAACAAATAATTGAGAATTTCTCTCCACTTTGTCCACCAATTAGTTGGTCCTCTCTTACATTATCAATTTCGAAATAAGCATCATTGTGTTTAATAATATCACCAATTTCGGGATAGAATCCTTTATCTTTTAATGTAATACGATTGAATCTGAATTCTACATTTTGTCCACTATCTGAACCAAAACCTTCGTAAGAAACCGAAGTATCATCTCTTTCGATGACTGCAGTACATTCCGTACCTTGATAATAAGATTTGTTTAGAGATTCACCATAAAGGTTTGTTGAGATATCTTCAATAGCAAGTTTGAATAGAACTACCGTAGTTTCAATTACAGTATCTACCAACTCTTTTGAAATTGATTCAAAAAATCGTATGTCTCTATCTAATGCAAATCTTGGCATCTTATCCGGTGTATATCGTTAATGGAACTTTTCGTAACATTTCTTGCTGATAATTAGATTCGTTATTTCTAATTTCAAACTGATTTTTTCTACTTAACTCTTCCAAGTTTTCTCTGAGTTGTTCAATCAAAGCATCTTTTTCAGTTTGTGCTTCAGCTCTTAATGCTGCTCCATCCAACGATATTTCGGAACCAGGAATAGGTACTGAACTATATTTTTCTCTGATTGCTCCTAATAGTTCTTTTGCGAGAGCAAGTGTATATTTTCTAATCCATTGTCTACCAACATCATTTATAGATGTATATGGTATAAAGTCATATCCTATGTTTGAGTAGTCTGAAACTACATCAGGTGTTACTGATGTTGAGTTTTGTACAAACTCATCTCTCACAAAATATTCAAACCATAGTTTACCAGTTGAAGTTGGTATTGGGAAAATTTGTAATTTATTGTTTGTGATATTAAACGAGTGTCCAGATTTTCTAATTTGGTCATTGAATTCAATTGCTTGAATTCTTAACATATCTTCAAAAATTGGCATTAATACAAATTGTGCTGCTGGTGAGAATGAACCAAATCCAAATTCATCAATTAAGTTAAGTGTTCCTTGACCAGAAACTGAATATGGGTCAAAGAATCTATTAATAGCAGGAGTTACCTCATGGAATACCTTGACTACATCTATTCGTTTTCCACCCTCACTACCACTTGCAAATAAAGCGTCTAAATCATATCTTTGTTGTCCGATGACTAAATCAATAGAACCACTTTTAATATCAGTATTACCACCAACACCAGATAATGTTCCATAAGCATCGGATATACCAACAACCGTTGGTAAGAATGAACCTTGTACTAACTTTCCACTATAATTCGTACCCGTTGGATTTCCTTTAAGTGTATCTAAGTTATTTCTAATGTTGAATTGATTTACTTGTGAAGCATACTCTGCAGTTGCTTCTTCAAAACAAGCAAATAGATTTTCATCAACCAATTCCACATTTTGGACAGGATATCCTAATCTCTTTGCACACCAATTTGCTACTTTAGGAGCATCGGTTTGAAATGAAGACTCTGAATCATAAGTACCAAAAGGAGTTGAACCCGTAGCAAATGATGATGAACCTGGGTATATGTATTCTACTGACATCTATTATTCCTCTCTTTTAATATCGTATCTATAAATATAAAGAAATATAAGAATAGTGTTTTTCAAAAAGGCATAAAAAAAGAGGGATAGTTTCCTACCCCTCTAATTTTATCTAAGAACTAACTAAGATTAGATAGATGCTAAATCTTTAACATAAATCTTACCATAGAATTCTGGTCTAACCATTTTCTTAGCGTATCTTGTCATAACTCCTCTTCTTGGAGTGAAGTTAGTTGGGTCATACACTAATGGTGTCATGATTAGAGGTACATACGGAGCATATACAGCACCAGTTTCTAAGAAGTTAGAACCTCTAAATCCTAATAAGATTTCGTTAGAAGTCATATAAGGATTTTTGTAAACAGTATATCTACTAGCTAAAGCACCAACAGTAGTTACACCCGCTGCGAAAGACATTGCATCTTTATCAGCAGAAACTGTAAATCCTGGGATTGATTCTAAGATAGTACATACATCAGGAGAAGCAACGATAAAGTTAGCTCCACCTCTTAATGTTAATTGGTGAATCTTGTTAGATACTTTGTTAATTTTAGTACCTAAAGTTTGGAACCAAGTATTTTTCTGATATGCTTGTCCTGCAGTTGCAGAAGTCCATGCACTATTTACATACTCTTCACCAATAGTTGCTGACCAGTACTCAGTAGTTAATGCGTTAGAAGCTAACATATCTAAGATTTCTAAGTCAATCTCTAATGAGATATAGTCAGATAACATAGAAGTTAACTCTGCTTCAGCATCAATACTGTGGTAAGCATTAAGGTCTTGTGCTAACTCAGGAGTCCACACAGCCTTTAGTTTTCTTGTCTTAGCAACGATTGCTTCAGACTTCAATTCTAAGTCTACTTCTGGGATTTGGATATCCGCATCAATAGATGAACCTCTTTGTGGTTTACCAGCTTCGAAGTCACCTCTTGCATAGTCAGAAGGTACTCTTGAATAGTTTACTGTAATTGCGTTTTGGTCAACAGCTACTTGAGAGAATACAAACGCAGTGATGTTTGTACCATCTGAAGAGTTAAATTGACTAAAGTTTACATTATCAGTAATGTCAGTACCAGAAATTCTGAAACTTCTTACTGCGTCTAAATCAGCGTTATCTAATTGAGTTGCAGCGAAAGTTACTTTTTGAACATCACCTGCAGCAACTGAAGCAGAAAGTACTGCGTCAAATCCTACATCAGCCCAAGAAGCAGAAGCCCAAGTCTGAGCACCAGTTGCAACAGAAGCAGTGAATTCGTTTACAGAGTATCCGTAAGAACCTGAACCATAAAGACCACCTTGTGCAACATCAGTTGAACCTAAGTCCGCACCTGTACCACCGAATAATGAACCACCAGTACCAGTAGATTTTCCACCAGTTGCAGTTCCATACTTAAAGTCTAAATAAAAGATTAGACCTGAAGGTAAGTTCATTGGTTGAACAGAAACGAATTCTTTAGAAGCAATCTCACCAAAGATTCTTCTTACAAGAGGAAGGGCTACACCACTCCACTCTTCACTATTATTACCGACACCAGTTTGTGATGCCTCATCAAGCAATTGCTTTGCTTGGTTTTCTAAAAGAACGGCCATTGAGCCTTGTTCTTTTTCTCCTAAACCTTCAAGAAGTCCTGTGTTTTCCCATTTTCCTTTAAGTTGTCTTGTTTCATTCAACATTACAGTTTGTGGGTTCTTTCCTTCCATTAGTTTAGATAAATCAAAATTTGCCATTTTTCTTTTCCTTTAATGTTAAGTTAATTATTTGATATTAGCTAATTGCTTAAATCTTTCAGCTAATGCATTTGTGTTTTCAGAAATAATTTGTTTTTTAGGAGCAGTAGAAGCAACTGGTTTAGATGCAGCTTCAGCTACAACTTTTTTAGTTTTCTTCTGAGTTCCTGTAAAA